AGTAAACCTACGCAGAGACGCATTCTGGAGTTGGCTGAATTTGTTGAAGGAAAGCGTGAGGGCAAGTCGTTTTTAAAACGCGAAGCCTATGGGAAATTATCTGATCCCCGTATCATCACAACCATTAATGGTAGTGATAAATACAGGTATTCCCGTTATATCTACGCTTTTGCTGATAATGTTCTGAAGATGCAGAGCTGGTACGCATTTGGCCATACCCCATTTGAGATTGCTGTACGTGTAGCAGAAGTCTGCTCTTCGGCTGAACATGTCTCGAACACTGATTTCAGTCGGTTTGATGGAACGCTCAGTGAGGTCCCACGGCTGTTGGAGCGACTTGTTCTCACTTACGGGTTTAGGCCAGAGTACACTAGTGATATATTGGAACTAACACGTTCGCAGCAGAACATGAGCTGTTACCTTGGAGTGGCCGGACAATCATTGCCTTACCATTCCGGATTGGCACGAGCTTCTGGATCTCCGGAGACCGCCGCTTTTAATAGTGTGGTTAATGCTTTCTGTGCTTATCTTGGATGGAGGATGGCGAAGTTGGATGGAAGCTATGTTGATAGCCTCACGGCCTATAAGAGACTGGGGGTGTATGGTGGAGATGATGGCCTCACCCCCGATCTCCCGCAAGGATGCTATCTGAAGGCTGCTGCGAAGTTAGGACTTCGGCTGGACATTGAGCCGGTCTTACGGAATTGTACTGGTGTCAAGTTTCTGAACCGCATCTATGGACCCTATGTGTGGTACGGTGACCCGGTATCTATGTGCGATGTTAAACGCGCTATCAGCAAATTCCATTTGACTGTGTCTCTGCCAGCGAATATTTCGAACGTTGATAAGTTGAAAGATAAGGCTTATGCCTATTATCTCTCGGACCAGTGGACACCCATTTTGGGTGAATTTGTAACAGCAGTACGATTGATGTGCCCAGACTCTTATGAGTTTAGGAATTTGCACCAAATCTGGAATGCCCAATATGAGCAGAAAGTTCATTACCCTAACTGTGATATAACTGCCGACGGTGAATGCCGAACACCCGAATGGATGTTCGAGGAGGCCGAGCGATTATGTCCAGGATTTAGGTATGACATTCTACATGAGTGGTTAACTGAGGTACTCGATTTTGAATCGTTCCTTTCTCCGCCAAGCAATATGATAGAGCGTACAGAGCCTACGAGCTCCGCTCCGGTTGTCTTGGAGGATGACTTAGTGGAACCTGTGAAGCCTTTACCGGCAGCCCCATCCGTTAAGGATGGCAACACGAAGGTACGACGTGGAGGGCGCCGACGTAGGCGAGATCAGAGGGAACAGCGTGCGAAACCGTGAGGTGGCTGCATGCGTCGTGCACCGACC